GGATAGCCCCTCGATGATCGCCGTGTCGAAGCCGGCCGAAAACGCAGCCTTGAGTAGCGTCAACTCGTCGTTGAGCCGCTCCGACGCCGCCAGCACCGAGTCGCTCCGGGTGACAAGCTTGGCCATCTCGACGTCCAGTGTGCCGGCGCTCTCGGCCAGCAACACCATCGCCTGGCCGGCCTGGCGACCGAACCCCGCCGCCGCCAGCGCCAGCTTATCGAAGGAGCTGCCGGTGTTGCGGATCGCCTCCAACATGATTTTCAAGCCGTCCTCGGCACTGGTAGCCGCGAGCAGCTGCTGCTTTAGCGCCAAATTAGACTTGTCGAGAATGGTCACCAGCGTGCCGGTGCCGGCGCGTAGCTCGCCAACCCGCTTGACGAAGGCACCGATGCCGGACTCGAGCTTCTCCGTTGTGACGCCGGCAAGTTCGCCCTCAATGCGGTAGCGCTGTAGCTCGCCCGCAGCGAACTGAAGCTGCTTCGACTGCTTGGCCAGCGAGTCCGCCGTCTCGATCGCGGCGCGTGCAAAACTGGTGAACTGCCGTACCACCAAGGCGCCCGCCAGCGCCGTGACGCCGGCGCGGAGCTGGCCGAATTGCCGGTTTAGACCCTTGGTCGACGTCTGAATCGAACGCAACGACTTGTTCATCTTCGCCGAATTCGACGCGACCGCCTGCGACGCCTTGGAAAGGTCGCGCTTGAACGCGGCCGACTCCAGGGCGAGCGAAGCGGTCAGTGATCCGATCGAAGCCACGGGGCTACCTCACCGGCTTTGCGAGTTTATTGGCTTCTCGCGTGATGCCGCGCGCAAGGACCTTGCCGATCGCCGCGAGCGCGTCCGAAGCCCGGGTGTCCATGGCCGGGCGAATGAACGGCTTGGCTGGAGTTTTTGACGTTCCATACTCGGTCAGATGAGCACGGCGTGACACCGGCGGCTTGAAGCCGATGAACACAATCCGCTCGTCTCCGGCCGTCCGGCTCTTTTCCGTCGCAACCGTGATCGCATCGCGTAGTTCTCCGGTCTTGACAGAAACTAGCCGCTTGGCCTCTTCCACGATGACCTTCGCGCCAGCACGCAACGCCTGATCGCCAACACGGTTGGCGGTCCGAGGGCCGAGCTCTCGCAGGAGTTTATCCATCTCCTTGGCCCCCCTGATGGTGAAGTCCGTGATGGGCATTTCGACTATTCGTCCTTTTTTAACTTCACCCGATCACCAAAGGTCTCGATCAGGTTCTGCCGGATTAGGCGCGACCGGGACTTCTTCCCAGAAGGGGTCGCAAACTTGGGCACGAAACTCATGGGCGTTGCACCGCCCTTCTTGCCGCTGAAGCCCCTGGCGACGTTGACCATCGTCGCGGCGATGGTGCCGACCCGGAGCCACTCGATCTCGCTCCCGAACGGCTCAATGGAATAAAACGCGACCCACTCATTCAGCTCCACGTTCGACAGGGTGTCCTCAAGCTCGGCCACGGTGCGACCGAGTGCGAGGGCCAGGCGAAACAGAAACCGCCGGCGCGGGTCGCTCGCTAGTTTCCCGCGACGTCCTCTGCCTCATCACCGCCCATGCCGTTCGTACGAAGAGATAGCCTCTGCAGCGCCATGAAGTCGGGCTGCGGGACTTCCAGAATGTCCGCGATATCGGCAAAAAACGGACTGCCGTCCTGATGGACGATGGTCCCGGCAATCACGAGATCTGTCAGCTTCTCGTCGTCCTGCTTGTTCTTGTTGGCCTTGTCCTTGGATTGGGCAATGGCTCGGCGGATCGCGCCCACAGTCATGGGCTTCGAATAGACGACGTCGCCGCTGGGCAGCGTGACCTCGTCGAGGGTCTTGTCGTTCATAGGGGTTTTCTCCGTCCTGGGAATGCCGACGCCTCACGGCGTGGGCTGGGCTACTAGGCAAAAGTTAAGTCACCCGTCGGCTTGACCGTCACATTCAGCTGAAGAATGTTGTCGATCTCGATGTTGGTGACCAACCAGTTGGTCACCAGGCCAGCGAACGTCACAGTCTGCGCTGGGGAGTCCGTAAACGTGACCCGGAAGTTTCGGGCCGTCTCGGCGTTGTTGTCGGTGCGCAGCCCGGCATGCCCGCTATCGTCCGGGTCATACTGGATCACTAACTGGATTTCCTGTCCGTCCTTGATCGCTTTCTTGTACTCGCGCGCCGGGGACGAAAGGTTGGTCACATCGATCAGGCCCCGGTCCTGACCGACGGAGCCGATGCTCATGACTTGAGCAATGGCGGTGTAGGTTTCCGGAGAGTCTGCATTGGACCGTGAAAAGACGGTCCCGTCGGCAACGTATGTGGTCACGGTATTTCTCCATCTGTGGGAAGGCCTGCGCCTCGCGGCGTTGGCGGGTGGACAGTCTCTAGTTTCGAAGGGGCTCCATCTAAGGGACGCGACGCCTCACGGCGTTGCATTCGGCGCCTGCCCCGGGACGCCAATTCAGCAAAAACCCCGCGTGAACGGGGCTGAAAAAATCAGTCGGCGGTGGCGTCGTCCGTTTCCGGCGGATCGCTCAGCGAGCGCTCGGCCTTGCGCCGAGATGATCCGCGCTTCGGTTTGTCGCCCAAGAACCGGGTGCCCTCGCCGGCGCCTTGCTCGGCGTCAGGGCTGTCGACCGGTGCGCCCGACTCGGCGTCGCCCTCACGGCCGTCCCAGACAACACCGTCCATGCCATCGGGCAGCAACGTGTGGACCTCGCCATCGAGGCCGAGGCCGGGGACATGGTGCTTGCGATTGGCCCGCGCGATGACGGGGCCGTCAGGCGTGATAACGAGGAAAAGGGTCATGATCGGCTATTCCCTGTGATTGACGATGTAGTCTTGGGCGATGCGGTGCAGCGTCTTGTTGGGAACATCGCTCTCGTCGAAATCCAACGAGTTTTCCAACTTGCAGGTGTCGACCGTGAACGTAACCGCGGGCGAATCCGCCGTGTCCATGGTCCCTCGGTAACCATCCAGCCGCGCCTTGACCGCCGCCGCGAGATCCTTGGCTTCGAGATAGGTCTCGGCATAGCAATCGATCTGCAGCCTGGGCGTCGCGCGACCGGCGGCGCCAGCCAGATTGTGCAGCTGTGGGCCCGACACCAGACGGAACCTAAGCGCCGGGTATGTCGGATTCTGGGGTAGCCGCAGCGGGTAGATGCGGGCAACCACGAGCCCGGCCACCGTTCCGTCGGTGATCACATAATTGGCGACAGCAGTCTCAATACTCACGGCAACATCGCTCTCGCTGTTACGTCCAGACCCTCGCGGCGCCCGAGCTCAGCAATGCCGATAATCTCGTAGGTCTTGCTGTCGTGGACGACGCGCATCTCGACGGTCAGCGCCGACATGTAGTGCACGCGAAACGTCGTGATCTCTTCCTCGATGACCTGATCGGCAGCAAAGCGATCGCGCGGGCGGATATCCATCTTTCTGGCCCAGACCTGCGCATAGGTCGACCAGGTCTCGATCTCCTGAAACGCCGCGTCCTGCGCCTTGGTCGCCTGCTGGATCGTGACGTAGCGGTCTAGGGTGCCAAGCTGCATGACGCTCCCCGGATCGCGCGTAGCGTCGCCAGGATGGCGAGCAATTCATGGCCTGGACTAACTGTCAGCCGCTCAAAGCGCAGGAACCCCTGCCCACGATTAGCGAGCATCCCGTCAACGCGGTCTCGCAGATAGGTCGGCACGCCGGCACCGCCGCGATAAAGCGACGTGAACTCGCGGACGGCATCCGCAACCCCATCGTCCTGAAACCGCAAAACAAGTTTCGTCGACGCCACGGGCTACATCTCCACGCGGTAGGGCATCAGCAGCGACTCCACCGCCATCGGCATCGGTGCCACGCTTCCGCCGACGCTGACCGCCGAAGGATTGTCGTACCAATGCTCCAGCAACTGCAGCAGGCCGCCCCTGATCGCCGCCGGGACCTTCGTGTTGTCGTCCGGGCTGCTGCCGCTGGCGTAGCCACAAACGAACCGAACCGTCACGACGTCGACGTGGTTGCGCGTCGTCGGCCAACTGTTGCCGTAGGACGGGACGATGCGCGCCGGGCCCAATTCCCCGACACCGGTCACCGTGTACCCCGACGCGGCGAGCGTTTGGCTATCACCGTTGCCGTCGACGTAGGTGACCGACGTCACCGACTGCAGCGGCGGCAAGGGCAGCTTGATCGCCGCGCGCGGGAACCCGTCCATCTTGAGGTCCCACGTCTGCGTCACAAGCGCACGGCCCAGCCAACCGTCACGGCCGTCAACGTGTTCACGCACCTGCTGAATGAGTCGGTCGATGTTCGTCTCGTCCGCAGGCGCCGCAGGGCTGCCGAGTAGCGGCACCCGCAGGTGTGCCCAAGCCTCCGCCTGCGTCAGCGGCTCAAAGGCCGGCGCGGTGACCAGCGTCAATCGGCCGTCATACATTCGCGCAACGCCTCCCACGCCTCTCCGGTTTCGATCTCTTGGGCCGTCCACTGGCAGAACGCCAGCTGCGTAGCCCACGTACGCCGCCCCGGCAGCACAGGGGTGGCGGTCAGCTCATGTGCGGCGATAGGCCAGGCCATGGCGCCCTCGTCGACGGCGACCACCGGCACGCCGGCAAGAGCAGCGTCGACACCGGCGTTGCTATTGAACGTCACGACAAACGCCGCCTCCGCCAGATCCTCGGCAAGCGTGCGATCCGACGTTGCAACGCCATGAACGTCCCATGGCGAGAGCTCCTGCGGATGCGGGCGAAACCTGATCGGCAAGTCGGTCAGCTCCTGCAACTGGCGGGCCGTATCGCGCGCCCACAAAGCAATGTTGGTTCCCGCGACGGCGCGATCGCCCCGGCATTGGCCGGCCAGCAAAACGTAGGCGCCACCGTCGCGAGGCGCCTGCATCATCGTTTCGAAGTGCGCGTCCCAGCGCTCGCCAGCATCGGGGCTTGGTCGACGAGCGCGACCGTTGAGCCCGTCCCAACCCAGCGACGTCCAGCGCCGGCGGTTCTCGAGGTCGCCGATATAGCCGCGCTCCATGACCAGGGTCGGTCCGTTCGCCGACACGGCCGGCTGGCGCCATCCCCAGATCACGGCAAAGTCACACAGGACCGGCACGTCGACCGCAGCATGCACAACCTCAACGCCGTGGCGCTCGAGGCCGGCGCGCATGGCCCGCGCATTGGCGCTCTGATGCGCTGCGCCGTTGACATGAATTGCAGCTCTCATTCCTCAGCCCTTACGCATTCGACCACGAGCGTCCGGCCGTTGACGGCGGACTCGACAGGCGAACTCCCGCCCCGTTGCCCGTACCAGCCAACCGGATTCCAGCCCGTTTCCGTCAGCAACGCCAAGAGTTCGGCGCGGCGGTAGTGGCGCTGGTGCACCGGAAACAGACGCGGTTCGTGCGGCCAGACCGCCTCGTTCGGCACGCTCGCCAGCAACCGCGGGGCCGCCGATCGAGCGGACCGTAACAAGTGCCGAGGGTCCGGCAGGTGCTCGATGATTTCGAACGCCACCACGGCGCCGGCCGGAGAGAGTGCACACGGCCGGTCCAAGTCCATTTCGCGCCAGGTGATGGCGTCGGCATCGTACTGCGCCTGGCCCCAATCCAGACCCTCGACCCAGTTGTCGACCGCCAGGACCTCGATGCCCGCTGCTGCCAGAATCGAGGTCCCGTAGCCGCAGTTACAGCCGGCATCGATGACCAGTGCCCCGACGCCCCGCAAACGCTCCGTAGCCCACCTGTAGCGGCCCACGTGGTCGCCGCGGACATCCTTGATCCGACCGTCCGGACTGAGCCGAGCGTCGGGCCAGGGCGCTATTTCC